TCGGAGGAGGTAGGAAAGACGGCAAGAGACTTAAACAATCTTTCCTTGATAATCTCCCATCACTTAGGAATCTTAAAAATAGAGTTACGAGAGCAGCAGGAAAGGGTTTCATCAAAGGATTAGATGGTCGAAAGATATACATAAGGTCAGCTCATGCGGCTCTCAATTCTTTATTGCAGGGAGGAGGTAGCATAGTGATGAAGGAAGCGTTGCACCTGCTTAACAGTTACATTAAGGATAATAATTTAGACGCTCACTTTGTAGCTAACATACATGATGAGTGGCAGATTGAAGTGTCTGAGAAAGACGCTAAGAAAGTAGGCGAGTTAGGTATATTAGCTATACAAAATGCGGGACTAGAGTTTGATATGAAGTGTCCTCTTGATGGTGAATACAACATAGGAGCAAACTGGAGTGAAACACATTAAACACGATCCAAATAGAGTGGGTGATCTGGCAGAACATTATGCTGTTACATGGTTATGGGATAAGGGTTATCATGTATTTAAAAACTGTGGTTGTACAGGCCCAGTAGATATTGTAGCCATGTCTCCAGAAGGAGAGCTAACATTAATAGATGTTAAGTCATACAAAGACGGGAGACTAAAAGGAAAAACAGAACAACAGAAAAAATTAAACGTACAGTACTTACATTATAATTCAGAAAGTCGTAAATGTAGATTCGTGAGGCATAAAAAATGGATGACTTAGTTCAGGATATATATAAAACTATAGAGCCTCTGTCGAGCGGCGAACCTATAGGTATAACTGAAGAACAGATAGATGACTTCGGTGATGCCATGAAAGAGGTGATGCGCTCCTGGGCTAACCCAACTAAACGGGACTCTAGCTTTTCTATTAGGATGTCTAATGTGGGCAAGCATCCCCGTAAACTTTGGTTTGATTCTCAAAGTACAGATGCTCGGTCAACAATAAATGTGCCGACTCAAATTAAATTTCTTTACGGACACATGCTAGAAGAACTAGTTAAGTTGTTTGTGGTTATGTCGGGCCATGATCTAACAGGGCAGCAGAAAGAAGTTGTTGTCGATGGTGTAGTTGGACACATAGATTGTATTATAGATGATGAGGTTGTTGATATTAAAACTGCATCAAGCTTTGCATTCTCTAAGTTTAAAAACGGGACACTCAGAGATGACGATCCCTTCGGTTACTTAGGACAACTTGCAGGGTATGAAGAGTCAGAAGGTACTAACAACGGTGGCTTACTAGTTCTCAATAAAGAAAGCGGTGAGCTGTGTTTCTATCAACCAGAAGATTTAGACAAGCCTAATATTAGAAACAAGATAAAGAATATAAAGCTTGCATTAAAGTCAACAGAACCTCCGGTTGATTATTGCTTTAAGCCTGTTCTTGACGGCATCAAAGGCAATGAGAAAATAAATAAAAATTGTGGGTGGTGTGAACACAAGTTTAAATGCTTTAAAAATTCTAATGAAGGTGAAGGACTGCGTGTGTTTCGGTACGCTAAAGGTTATACTTTCCTAACTAAAGTTGCAGCAGAACCTAAAGTGCAGGAGGTAGACCATGAATTCCAAGATTTGCAAACAGATACGGAGACAATCTAAGACTATTTTAGTTGAGTGGTTTAAAACTTTAGTCTCTGAAGAACAATCTAAAAACGTAAATGAAAGTAATATATTTACTTACCTGTCACCACAGACACATATCTTTACTGACAACCAATTGTATCTAAGCGCCTACTCTTACAAGTGGGTAGTTAAGAAAGTAAAGACTCTTATAAAGAAAACTAATATGGACGTTAGTTTAGTGGGGTTAAAGGACATTGCCAAATAAAAAAGGATTTAGAAAGCCCAGAGTTAAAAGACCTGTAGAGAAAGATGTGCCTCCTAGTTACGATTCTAATTGGGAACACGATCTACACAAAGGGCTTTTAAAAAAATGGCAGCATCATGTTGAAGTAGTCAACTACATAATCAAGCATACTTATGAGCCTGATTTTGTTAAGACTATGGACGGTAAATTAATTCTCTTAGAAGCTAAGGGTAGGTTCTGGGATTTTGCTGAGTACAGTAAATACATATGGGTTAGAAAAGCTCTGCCAGAAGGTACAGAATTAGTATTTTTATTTGCTAACCCTTCTTCTCCTATGCCACAAGCAAAGCGTAGGAAAGATGGTACTAAAAGAAGTCATGGCGAATGGGCATCAGCAAACGGCTTTACATGGTATAGTGAAGATTCGTTGCCAGATAGTTGGGTTGATGTTCGATACAGAAAAGATAATACTTTAAACATTGAAAGTGAATAGGAGACACTATGAGTATTGATGAAGCAACACCTCAAGAATGGGATGAGATTACAACTCCAGCTCGGATTGTAAAGAAGACAGCACAGCCCGTAGTCCAGACAGATGATGTAAACCACCCGGTGCATTACAATAATGGTAAGGTAGAATGTATCGAAGCAATAGAAGCTATGCTAAGTGAGACAGAATTTGAAGGGTATGTCAGGGGCAATGTAATAAAATATGTGTGGCGCTTTAAATATAAAGACGGCCTAAAGGATTTAAAAAAAGCTAAGTGGTATCTAGAGAGGCTCATTGCTTCGTTAGATTCTAGCGAGAAATAAAATGTGGGACCGCAAAGCAGACAGGGTTGAGAAGTATCTTAAAAAGAAAAAGAAAGAAAAACCTCAGCCCGGTAAACAGGCTATTAAAAAAATTAAGCGCAAGGAGAGTATAAGAAATGACTGAGAAAATTGGAGTTCAGCCATACTTAGGTATTCATATTGACTACGATAAAGAACAAGAACTAAATACTTTTAGTAAACAAACAATCACAGACAGATACTTATGGGAAGGGGAGACACATGCTCAACAAGCTTTTGCAAGGGCCAGTATTTTTGGTGCTACTTATAAAGGACATACTGATTTCAATCTTGGACAGAGACTTTACAACTACGCTAGTAATCGTTGGTTTAGTTTCAGTACTCCTATACTTTCTAACGGGGGCACCTCTCGCGGCCTACCTATCAGTTGCTTTCTTAACTATGTACCTGATTCTAGGGATGGTTTATCTGCTCATTACGATGAAAACATATGGCTTGCAAGTGGAGGTGGAGGCATCGGTGGATTTTGGGGTGATGTTAGGAGCAATGGTGTGGATACTTCTAACGGTAGTCGCAGCACTGGGTCTATCCCCTTCATGCATGTTGTAGACTCTCAGATGTTAGCCTTTAATCAGGGCATCACTAGGCGTGGTAGCTATGCAGCTTACATAGATATATCACACCCAGAAATAGAAGAGTTTATTAACATGAGAAAAACTACAGGAGGAGACTTGAACAGAAAATGTTTGAACCTCCACAATGCAGTTAACATTACTAACGCGTTTCTAGAGGCGGTAGCGGCTGACGATGAGTGGCGCTTGATAGACCCTAAGACTAAGACAGCAGTAAAGATAGTGTCGGCCCGTGACCTCTGGTTCCAGATAATACAAACAAGAGTAGAAACAGGAGAGCCTTACATAGTCAATATAGATACATGTAATGAGGCTCTGCCAGAAGAACAAAAGAAATTAGGATTAGAAATAAAACAAAGCAACTTGTGTTCTGAAATAACTCTACCCACTAACGAAGACAGAACAGCAGTCTGTTGCCTATCTAGTGTTAACCTAGAGTATTACGATACGTGGTCTGTGGAAGATACTTTCATATCTGATCTTGTTACTATGTTAGATAATGTATTGGATAGCTTCATCTCTACTGTAAGCAATAACAAAGGTTACGACAAAGCTGCTTACTCAGCAATGAGAGAAAGGTCTATAGGCTTAGGAGCTATGGGCTTCCATAGTTATCTACAGCAGAACAACATTGCTTTTGAAAGTATGTGGGCTTCGTCTTTTAACAACAAAGCTTTTTCTTTTATTAAAAATAGAGCCGACATTACTACAAGAACTCTGGGTGCAGAAAGAGGTGAGGCTCCTGACATGAAGGGGAGTGGCAAAAGAAACGCACACCTCCTAGCAGTGGCCCCCAATGCTTCTAGTTCTATTATATGCGGGGGTGCAAGCCCATCTATAGAGCCTAACCGGGCTAATGTATACACACACAAAACACTGACCGGCAGTTTTAAAGTTAAGAATAAATACTTAGAGCAGTTGCTAGTGGAGTTGATCCCCTCGGATACAAAGAGAGAAGAGGTCTGGAAAGATATAGCAGCACACGAGGGATCAGTGCAGCACTTAGATATTTTAGATGATGATCAAAAAGAAATATTTAAAACAGCCCCTGAGATTAATCAGATATGGATTATTGAACATGCTCATCAAAGGCAGAAGTATATATGCCAGAGCCAAAGTGTTAATCTATTTTTTAAGCCGCCATCAATAGAAGCAACGCAAGAAACACACGATACTTTTTTACAGTATCTAAATGATGTACACTGGGCAGGAGTACACAAACTTAAATCTCTCTACTACTTGCGCTCTGATGCAGCAAGGAACACAGAGAATGTTAATATAAAAATACCACGATTAAACTTAGAAGAAGAGGGGTGTTTAAGTTGTGAAGGGTAAGAACAAAGTAGTGGAAGTTAAGTGGGGCGATGCGTGGGTAGATACTGCGGATATCCTTCTTGCTGACGCTATAAAACTTAAACCTGTTATGCGCTCAACAGTAGGCTGGTTAGTAGCAGACAACGAGAATGAGCTTATTCTTTCAACTGATATTTTTCACAGCGAAGAAGATAGTAAATATGTAAACACTATTATGGTCGTACCGAAGGGTATGATCGTAGAGTATTGGGAATATGAAACCGAATTAGAAACAGGAGTTTTAACATGAGTTTGCTAGGCACAAGAGATTATTACAAACCTTTTGATTACCCGTGGATGTTTGATTACTACGTCCAACAGAATCAAATGCTATGGTTGCCCGAAGATGTGCCATTGCACAACGATGTAAAAGATTGGCAAGAGATGAGTGCAGAAGAAGTAAACCTGCTTACTCAAATCTTTAGACTCTTCACACAATCAGATGTAGATGTCGCGTCCGGGTACATAGATAAATATATGCGTGTATTTAAAAAGCCCGAAGCTAGGATGATGATGTCTGCGTTTGCTAACATGGAGTCTATACACCAACACGCTTATAGCTTACTGCTTGATACTGTAGGGATGCCTGAGATAGAGTACAAAGCTTTTGCTGACTACGAAGAGATGGCTGCAAAACATGAGTACGTTAACAGCTCACCCTTAAAATTAAATGATAAGAAATCTATAGC